CTGCAGTGTTAGTATCAGCCCCTAAGTCTATAAGTTCGGCACCTAATGAAAAAACTCCTTCTGGTATTTTAAGAATACCTGAAGCAATTCCAGCGGCAGTTGCTGTGTACCAGGCTGTTTCGTTATCTCTTTCAGCTGGGTTTAAAGGTAAAAATTCTTCAGCCATTTAGTCTCCTATCCTGCTGATGAATAAATATCGTCTTCAACGCCCCATTCTTCTATAAAAGCTTTTCTTTTCTTTTCACGTAATGCTTTCATAGCTTCATTAACTTTTTGTCTATATGTTTTTTCCTTTGGACCCGTATCTTTTTTCTCCGCCAGTGGAAGGTCTCCTGTATATGTATCAATATTAATTTCTTCAAATACATAACCTTCTGGTGTGTTTCTTACTCTTTTAACTTTTCCATCAGTAAGATCGTAATATACCTTACTATCATTTTTTTTCTTTAAAAGTTTCTCTCGTGCTTTAGGACTTTCAATAAGACCCGCTGCATTATCTCCAAATTTTTCAACAATTTTATCTTGAATTTCAAAATCATACTGAGTTCTATTTCTAGCTAAGTTTTGATCTTTATAAGTATCAAACCAATATTCTGTTCGTGCTTTTTTATCAGCCTCTCCTAACGTAGCTGTATCGGCATCAGTGACGTATTTAGTTCTTGCCATAGCCGCCGCATCTTTTTGTTTTTGAAGATCTAAAGCTGCTTGTTTCTCTAAACCAAATTGCGCTGCTCCTGTTTTTAAGTTTCTTAAAAATTCTGCTTTTTTATTTTGTTGCTCTATTAAAGCTTTATTAGCTCCTTCTAAATTACCTAGCATATCTGTCCATGAAGTTGATTTTGCAATTTGTGGACCTGCGGCTAATAAATAAGAAGTTAAAGGATCCATACCTTGAGGAACTCCACCTGCTCCCATTATTTTTTCCATAAACATTTTTTCATAATCTTGTCCCACAAAAGGTTGCTCCGCATGCATAGATCTGTCAACCACATTAGTCATAATACCAGTACCGACGTTACCGCCTCTTCTAAACATTGGTCTTTTAAATACTCTACTCATTATGCCTTCATCTGAAAAGTTTGTGTTGGTGGATTAAATGCTCGGTATATTCCCGCTAATGTTGCGCCTGTACCTAATGCTGCTGATAATGGACTAGGTGAAGGTTGTGTAGTCGTTTGCGTTTGACCTGGGTATCCTGCAATAAGTTGCGTGATGCCTGATCCATATTGCTGTGCAGCAGTTAATGGTTGCATTAATTGTTGTGATGCTAATTGTCTTTGAGCATCTAATATTGATTGAGCTTGAGCTTGTTGTCCAGTTCCTAAAGTAGTTAAGCCCGCTATCTGACTTCCCACCGCTGAAGGAAAAGCAGTTGATAATTGTAAATTTCTTCTGTAGTCTGTATCCATTCCCGCAAGAGCTTGGTTATAACCACTTTGTCTTAATTGTGCTTCTAAAGCCGCTCTATTTCTATCACTCTCTGTTTGATATGCCGCTCTTTGAACTCCTGCTCTTCCACCGCCATAAGCATCAGCACCATAAGCTGCCGCTGCTAATGAAGGGATACCTTTAGCTGCCTGAACATCAAATTCATCTAACGTTGTTTGAATAACATCTGCTTGATATGGAGAAGTATAAGCTTGTATTTGAGCAGTAGTAGGTGCGCCTGTAAATGCTGCAGCTTGTGTAAGATATGGTTCATATCCTCCAAGTCCAGTTGCTAATCCTCTCGCTTGTGTCGTAAGATCAGATTCAGGAGCTACAAAACCTGGTCCATAAACAGTTGAAAGATCGGCGTCTTTATAACCACCAATTGCTTTTTGTAAATCGTCTACATATGTTTTACCTGCTGCTTCAATAAACGGAGCTGGTAATATTCTTTGTGTTGCTACTTCAGCCATTATGCTATCCTACTCTCTAAATTTTTCATTAAATCATACATCCTTTGAGCACCGACATTTACACTTCCACCGCCAGCTGCTCTTACAGCATCTGCTGTCATTACAAATTCATTATTAGATAACATTGCTGGAACGTCATCTGCCTTTTCTTTTACTCCAACTGGAGGAATAAATCCACCAGTATCTCTTAAATCTACTTCACTAACCCCTGCTTTATTTTGTCTAACGGGTAGGTTACCCATGATGCCTGCGGCCCTAGCCGTGTCTGGTGTACCAAAAGCATACCCAATTCTTCCGCCATTAGCAGAATTAACTCTTACAAATTCTTCTACTTCTACCTCATCGGCTCTTGGATTTAAATTTTTATATCCTCTTCTTAATAAAGCTTGTAATTCTTCTGTGCTTCTTGGCATCTCGCTAGGGTTACTAGTATCTACATCAGCTGCAGATAATATACTTGCTAAACCAATTCCAGCACCAGCTAATGCACCTTTACTGCCGAAAAATTTAGCTAATGGTCCAGTTCTAGTGGCAGCCATATTAGCATCTCCCACTGATTTCATAATACCTAAGTTTTGAAGAGCAGACACAGGTCCGTAAGTGCCAAACATACCTTGTCTTGCTCCAAACATTGAACCTGCACTAGTTCCAAGTAGTCCACCAAAATTAGTTCCTGGTATACCAAAACCAGCTGCATACAATAATGCAGCTTTTCCAATGGGACTCTTAGCTACTTTTTTTGCAGTTTTACCAATTGATTTAACTAAACTTCCAAGACCATATTGAACCCTGCCACCGTCAGCTGCTCCAAACTTTTGCATTTGTCTTTGTGCTTCGTCATCAAGGATATCCCTTTCTTCTTCACTTAAACGATTTAATTCTTTTCCAAATAATTTTATTGATAATTGGTTTCTTGAATCTTCTATTCCTGGATCGGAAGCCATTTTCATATTTTCTTCTGAAGGGTCTCCTTTTTCAACCATCCCTAAAAAATCTGTTGCAAATTCGTATAGTTTAATTCCTTTTTCTTTAGCACCACTATCTTTATATTGAATTAACATATCTTCAAATGCTGATTCATCAAAACCATAGGGTGTTTGAAATAATTTCATAACATTACCCATACCTGCCATAGGACCTATATTAACTCCTTCTTCTTTTTGTAGATCATAAGGAGTAATAACCTCTTCATCAAACTCCATAACCCCTTCTTCGGGATCTCGAGCTGCTACTTGGTTTGGACGCAGATCACCCTTAAGCTTGATATTAGGAGCGCCTGCAATAAATTCTTCTGAAGTTGTTATATCTGTTATAGCCATAATTTAGTCTAAATTTAAGTTGTAAAGCAGGCATAGAAATCCTGTAATATATTACTTTATTTGATTTTTGAAGGGTCGTCAATACGTTTTACGTGTAATAACTCATCCCAGAATCTACCACAATATTGGTACTCTCCCACGTGTGTAATGTAATCCATGATATATAGATATATTTCTCCCCCTATATCGGTCCATCTTTGACAAAATCCAAAGTCTTCGCCAAAGTATTTCTTTGTTTTAGGATCATGTAAAGTGTCAAAAAGATTGTAAAAGTTTTCTTTTTCCTGTTCCACCCCATTAATAATAGTGGGTTGATATATCTTTAGTTCTGGATGAGCTTTCATTAATTTTTCAATAACATTTCGTTTAATTAACATACAGCCAGTTGGAGCGTGAGTAGCTTTCATAACCCCTTTTTCTACAATTACTGATTCCGGATCAGGTACTTTAATAGGAAAAGTAAAGCCAGCTTTCATCAAATGATCTGGATTATCTATCTTTTCTTTTTGGAGTCTTCTCCACATCTTATTAAAATCTAAAGTTTTCATAGAGTAAGGACAGGCAATTAAATCCTTTTCTAATTCCAGCATTTTAAAAATAGTTTTAGCTTCAAAATCAATATCAGAATCTATAAATAATAAATGAGTATAGTTGTCTTCATGACTAATGAAATCAGCTACACATAAATTTCTACCTTGAGTAACTAAAGAAGATTTTAAAAGAGTAAAGCTACATAGCATATTTTTCATCATACAAGCTTGCTGAAATTTAAGAACAGCTTGAACATAATGCATACTTACATCTCCATGAACAGGAGTACATACCATAACTTTATAAGGAGATCTTTCTCCAATATGAATTTCCTTCACTTCAGTTTCCACTCGTTTATTTTGAACAGGTTGAGCAGAGGGTTTATTAAACCACATAGGTTCATGAGTTGCATTATGAGTTTCTTTATCACTTAAATTATCAAGATTTATTTTGGTCATTCTTTTCTTCTTTTTTATTTGTGTTAGACAAAACTAAGTTAGCAGATATTGAGATTCTTTCAACACCAGGAACTTTAAAGGGTGTGACATAATGAATTAAATTAGCTGGAAAAATAAAAAAATCTCCTTCCCGTGGATAAAATCCATGTGTAGTTTTATATAATTTTTTATCAGCGGGGTATCCTAAAAATTCAATGGAGCCTGCTCCTGCCGAAGTTGAGACATTAGCATCATGTTCTTTTTTTATTTCTTCAGGAAATTGAACATATAATACACACGATAAATCTCCCCCATGCGTATGAGGAGGATTCCATTCATTGGCTTTCATAAAATTAACCCACGCTTCTGTCATATCTACTTTATTTCCTACTGATAATCCTAAATGTTCTTTGTATGCTTGGATATAACTAATAAAATATTCCCAAGTAAGATTAAAAAATTTAGAAGAATCTATTTTATATTCTTCTTTTAAATGACCCGCTAAAGTTTTACGTACATCTAACTTAGGATCTCGTACACATAGTTTTCTTATTTCATCTAATTTATCTTTAGGAACCTGGGTATAATATAAGAGCGGACCCCAATGATAAAATCTATAGTTTATATTGTTACTGGTTTTTCTGTCCATTATAGTGCGCTAGTGCTCCCCTTAAAAATGCATTCCAAGATGCACCCTGTTTAGTCCAATTGTAATATCTATCACAATATTCCATTTGAAATTTTAAATGATCTTTAATAGCATCTGTATGTAATTGAGCAGCGGCTGCTTCTATTGCAGCAGCAAACTTAATAGCTAAATTTTTATAATGCCTGTCATAAGGAACATACATTGGAAACTCGGCGCATGTTTCAAATAAAGCTCCGAAGTTTGTAACAATACAATAATGACCGGCTTTCATACATTCAATTGCAGAAATACAAAAAGTTTCTTCCCATATACTTGGATAAACAAACATATGATAATTCTGTAAAGCATTTTTTACTTCTTGATTAGGTTTCCATCCAATATAGTTTACATTCGGAAGTTGTCGACATTGTTCAAATAGTGGTTCGTAAGTATCTCGATTAGCTTCATGAAATTGCTTTCCGTAAATTTCTGTAGAGGAATAAACATCTAGAGTAATTAAAGGATTCTTAACTAATTGCATAGCTCCAAGTAAAACAGATAATCCTCTCCACGGTGTACATTGATGAACAATTCTAATAGGATCACCTTTTTTATAATCTAGTTTCGATCTAGGAACATCTTCTACTCCATTTTTAATAACCACACATCTATTGTGGGGTAAATTAAAATGTTGTCTATATTTCTCATAACTCCAATGAGTATTAAAAACATACCAATCATATTTAGTATGGTTTTCTCTTTTCTTAAACCAAGGATATAAATTAGGTTGGTCGTAAGAATTTTTTAACCAAATAATACTTGGCTTATTAGGATTAATAGGTTTACGCTCTGGAACAGATAAATGTAAATCTATTTGATCTACTAACGTTTGATCTACAAACTTATTAAAATGAGCTAACTGTAATTCAGTTCCGCCTTTAGGCTTTTGATTTATCAATGACATAATTTATTGTAACCCTCCAATATGGTAATTTTTTATTAAGTTCTTGTGATTTGTGTAACTGATTTGAATTAAATAAAACAAAATCACCTGGTTTATATTTAATTATTTCACCTTCCACATTTAATTCCCCACCCCACTCTTCGGCCCATTGCGGGGTCAGAAATCCTATAATACTATAACTTGTATCATTATCAGTATGAAAAGTAGTGTAGTGATTATCGTTTTGAGCATTTAAACTTATTCTATTGATTGCTCTTTCAAGTGAAAAATTATGTTGTTCTTTTAATTTTTGATTTATCATATCAAATAAACAATTAAAATAACCTATCCAATATTGATTATTATAAACAATTTTGTAATTTTCTATAAATTGAACTCCAGGAAAACAACCACCAATATCTTTAGATGATTTTCTAGTTAAGTGCCACATATCACTATCGATAAGGCCTTCATAGAGTGAAAAAGAATCGGGTAAATTTAAAACATTATTTATTACTTTTATCATTCTTTTGCATTACTTTCTGAAGAACTTCTAACCCTTTTGGAGATATTTGTACAGAACAATCTTGTACTATATCAGGTCCTTCTTTCTTATCTTTATATATTTCTCCTGTTTTAGTATTTCTCCAAGTAATTACAGTAGTGCAATTAATCTTGGGTAATTTCGCTATTTCTTTATCATCCATTCTGGTTTTCTCTATTTATTAAAGCGTAGGAAACAATTCCTTGTATTTCATCCTTTGTTGCACACGTCATTTTTAAAATATCGTTAGATTCTAATACCAACGTTTTAGTTATTATATCAGTTGTAGAAGAAGCTGCAATACTTTGATTTCCTATTCTATAGGTAACAGCTTCGGTAGCATCCGTAACTTGAGTAACCACTGATAAATCAGCTGAACCAGATCCATTACTAGCTTGAATCTGTTTAATTAAAATAACGGACGTAGCATTAGCTGTTAATACTGATACCGTATCTGTAGTATTTAAATTAAATCCTTTATTTTTGTATTGAATCGTCATGATATAAAAAAGTTAAATGTGTCTTGTTCTTCCTTTAAATCATTTTGAAAAGCAAAATTCAATTCATTTTTTATAGTCTCTACCGCCGCTAGAATTTGCCTTTGGTTATCTACTTCATATTCTTGATGAGGTTCTGGAATGTATGCTGTTATTTTTGCCATTACGCTTCCGTCCATGGATAAAATTTATCAGCTGCTGTATAAAGTCCAGTGTCCCGGGGTGCTACACTCCCAAATCTTTCTACATCCTCATCTTCTGTATAATAAGGCAGATCCCATGGCTGACGGTTTATTCCATATAAGCCTAGTCTATTAAATCGAGACATGTTGTCGTAGTTAGGAGTCTGATCTCTCCAATCAGCTCTATTGCTCCACCAATCAGCTAGTGTGTCATATTTTGGAAAATTTCTTAAAGCGTTAATACCTAAACCTACTCCAGGTAATCCCATAAACATACCACCTAACGCAGCTAGTACTCCTAGAGGATTACGTTTATATCCTCCACCTGTATCACTCGGTGTTCTTAAATTTCTATATCCTCCGCTTAATCCTAAAATTCCAGGTTGACCACTCCAAGATTGTTCGAAAAAATCTTCCTTTTCTCTTGGATCACTTAATGTCCCTATTTGTGCAGGTGTATAAGATGAAGGAGGACCTTCCATTATTCGTTCTTCACGTGGAGATGATCTTTCAACAGGACTGCTTGGTGCTGCAGCTCTATCATATTCTCTTCCAACAGCTCCTGCTTGTCTAAAAGGTACTCTCATAATGCCACCATTAGCTTTTTGAATTTTACTTCCATAAGTTTCAGTCCAGTCTCTTGCGATCTCTGGTTCGTTTGCCCATAGGTATCTTCTTTGTGCTTCAGATTGAAACGGCATTATCTTCTCCCATCCGGTTGTGCATCTAATCTTAATGTTCCATATCGCCACGTTTCTCCTGTGGCGTCATTAGCAATATTGATAGAAACTAATCTACCTCTTGCTCTTGTGTCTACTTTATCAGTAGTTGATGTAACTGTAAAGGGTCCCAAAGGTGAGCTAACTGGGGTATCATCTGGATAGGATGAAACATAGAGAGTCATTTTAGCATTTCCTGTTAAGTATTTAAAATCAGGTAGAAATCTTTTAACCGACATAAAATATTCTCCATCTCCTCTAAAATCGGCAAGTCCTGTTGCCTGACCCAAGGGGCTTCGTCTCATAGTTATGTCATAATCTCCCGATCGAATATAAGCAGAAATAGCACTGGTCCCAGAATAATTAACCTGATCAGTTCCTGTTTCTTGTTTATAATAAAGACTTGCTCCATACCTATTAGTAATTCCTAAAATACTTGACCACTCAGGAGTAAGAGAACTGTCATAAGCTGTTGCATATGGAACCTGGAATACATCTGCATCTTGCCACGTTGTTCTGTCTAAAGAACTGGTAGTCCAAACTTCTTCGGAGTAATTATAAGTTACACATCGATCCGTCGCATCTGATCCTGATTTAGGATAAAACCAACTTACTTCTGTATATAAACTATTATGACCTCCATAAATAATTTTATTAGAATCATAATTAATTCCTAAATTTCCTCCATCGGTATTAAATACAAAGTCTTCCACTAAACATGGGATTGATTTAACGGTTCCGTCATATCTATAGAATCCACCGGCATCTCCCATCCAATATACAGCTCCATTAGCGGAGACAGCTGCATGAGGACCCATGCATCCACAATTAGTTCCAACCATTCTAATACTAAATGTATATGGGGGTCCCACATACTGAGCTACATAAGCTGCAGTATCAGTGAGTATTAAAGTATAATCTTTTCCAGCAACAGCTGCGCGAATTTCGTTTCCATTATCTAGTCTAAAAGTTCCAGCTGTATTAATTTGAGTAGGAGTATATTCATTTAAATCTTCTTGATTAGAGAATCTAATAAACATTTTATCTTGAGTAGTTGTATCTCCAATTGTGGTTTCTGTTCCAAGATGAAATAAGTGTCTATCTCTATCTGATACAATCGTCATTACAGAAGCTGTAGGATTAGAAGTAGTAAGAAAACCCGATGTAGTTTGTGAAGCTCTATTGGTTCTAGGGTTAGATGCTCCTGCATCCCAAGTATAAGTCTTTCCATCACCAATCGTGGCAACTAAAACTTGTCCATAATTATCTAAACTCCATTGTCCCGCTTCAAGTGTAACTGTAGTGGTAGTTCGAGCTGTTCCCCACGTAGAAGCTCCCCAAGTTGAAGTACTCCATCCATATCCTGGCGTAGAAGTTGTAGGTCCTACTGTTACATAGGGGTTAATAGTAACAGCTCCCGCTGCAGTCATTCCTGTTCCAGTTTCTGTGCTAGCAGCTGTAACTTCAAACCAATCGGTATCTTGCGCTATAATTTCAAAATTCTTTTGTAAATCGGCTGCCGTATAATTAGAATCTGCCGTTACAGTTACGGCGGATAGATTTACATATTCTCCTTGAGTTAAACCATGTGAAGCTCTATTGACTCGAACGGTAGCGGAAGAATTAGTAGTAGTTAAAGTACCTCCTGTAATAGCTGTATCTAGCGGAGTAATGTCATAAAAGGCATCCCCATAGAATAAAAATAAAACTTTTGATGTTCCCACGGCTACATACTTTTCTCCTGCTAAACTGGTAAAAGCGTGCTGAGCTCGTGCGGCTCCTGGTAAAGTATTATTCCCTGCGGTTAATTGATTCCAGCCACCAATTTTTTCTGGAAGTCCATATCTAAATCTAACAAAGTCACCATCTACCCACTGGCCCTCGGCGCCAGATTCGGTAGCTTGTTTATTAAATCCAGGGACAAATTTGAGCTTTTGTAACATATTATTTATGTTATATATTAGTTATGAATATAATGAAAGCCAGAATAATATGGTTTCCGCATCGTCTTACTACCATAAATTTTGATTATTTGCAAAATAATGATTCTATAAACTGGAATGATGATCATGAAATCCAGCATTTAAAGAACATCCGAGAATTTATGAAAGAAGACGGGCTTCTTTTTCCCGGAGTTATTATGTTTAATCCTCAACAAGAAAAAGATGAAATTCATTGTGGCCATTTTAGATTTAAGGTAGCGCAAGAAATGGGGTATCAAGGGATAGAGGCCTATCGAGCTAAGCACCCTCGAGATATTCTCTATTTGACAGCTTTTACAGAAATGTGCTATAAGCATTATATTGAATTAAAGGATTTAAAGAAAACACATAGACCAGAACATAAATTTTTATGAGTTACGAATCGTTAGAAGAAGCTAAAAAATATCATATTCACAACCACAATTTTTGGGCAGGGGAATCTCTTGCCGAATATAAATATCAAATTTGGGATATTATAAAAAGAAATAAATATACTAACGTTTTGGATTATGGATGTGGTAAAGCTGTATTTCATAAACTTCTATTTAATAATAATAAAACACCGGGAGCTCCTCAAGGAATCAATATTACTTGTTATGATCCGGCTTACGTTCCTTTTAGTAAAAAACCAGAAGGACAATTTGAATTCATAATTTGTACAGATGTTCTTGAACATGTTCAGGAAGATAAAGTAGAAGAAGTATTAGCTGATATTTTTAGCTATGGAAATAATGTATTCTTAACCATTACTTGTTATGACGCTACGCAAATTTTATTAAATGGAAAAAATGCTCACTACACAGTTAAAGAACCTGATTGGTGGAAACAGAAACTAGAACCCTACAATGGAAAATTTATGGCTATCTTTCAAACCAAACCCCACAGAGGTGTAGAGATAGTTAATAAAGAAGAATGGGAACCTAATGCTGAAACAATTTCTAAACTTGAACGAAATGCAAGAAACCTAGATCCTACTCAAAAAGAAAGAGCCAAAGATATTCCCGGACTAGATAAATTAGTAAAAGATAATTAAGAACACATCACCCACGAAGTAAGTATATATTTTTCTTCTTTTAATGGAGGATTCCCTCTATGTATGTAGGGATAACCGGCAGGGAAAATTACAATTCTTCCCGTCTTCGGTTGCACTCTTATGTTTTGATGAAGGAATTCTGTCTCTCCTCCATCTTTAATATCATTTAAATAAATAGTAAAGACGAGAACTCTATTGGCATCTCCTCGGTTTTGATGCTCCAGATGCCACATATGATAACCTCCACCAGGTTGTGTTTTTTGAATTTTAAAATTAGTATAATGAAATCCCTCAGGATATTGCTCCGCAAGAGCTATTTTTTTAATATAAAATCTAAAAGCTAAATCAAAATTTACAATCATAGTTTTAATATCTTTTTCCCAGAACGTTAAATTATCATGTTGTAAGTAAAGTTGTTCATCACTTTTCTGCAACAGATTAGCATTTTCGCTCATTTCGCGACTAAATACTTCCTTAAATTTTTTCTTTTGTTCAAATAAGTTAATGGCATCTTTACAAAGTTTCTCGGGAATGTATCCATCGAAGACAGCAATGGCGTGACCTTCTCCATAGAATTTTACATCTTTTAATCCTTTCTCACTCATTTAAATACTTTTTCCTTACTGTTATGGCCTTACTACCACCAAACATTAAATAATACAAGTTAAGGGTTTCCTCATTTAAATCAGGTAAAGGATTTAATTTATATTTATCTCGTAGAGTATTATAGATATTTAATTTAGAAGGAGAGCGAAATGAGGCAATAATTCCTTCTAATTTATATATCCACATTTTGGAACATGTAATGTTATCTAATATAGAGCGACACATCTTCAAATAAGAAGGAATATCTATAGAAGGTTCAAAATGATCAATAAGAAATGTATCACATTTACCTTTATAGGTGTTAATATCTTCTTCAATAACTTCTAACTTCGCCATAATTTCTGGATTAATTAATTTTTGATACTTAATGACATCTTTAGATTTCTCAATAACGGTAATTTTAGTTACTTCTTTTTTTGTTAAGAGCCAATTTTCACGTACTAAAAAACCTAAACCTGAACATAAACAATGTCCCTCAGCTATATCATACTGAGAATAAAGTTCGTATGCTTGATGATGATTATGGATATTATAAGTCATTTGTTGTTTCCCATCGACAAAGAGAACAAAGTCCTGATATCGATCAGAAAAAATAACTTCTAATTTTCCTGATTTATAAAGTTTAATTTTAGGCACAGAATAATTAAAGGCTTCTAATAATTTCAACATCTTTCTTTTTAACTTTCTAAAAGAAAAAATTATGGAGATGTATATGAAGTAGGTCTCGCACCTAATCTGGCAATCTTTTCCTCAGCACTTTCTGCTGCCGATCCATCATCATTTATTACATTATCACCATCCCAATCAGCTTGTAGTTGAGCTAAGTGAGCTGCATCCCATTTCTCAATAAATAAATTTCTAAATGAATCACTGAAATTGCATTCATTCCATGTTCTATTTCTTCCAAAAGTATATGCATGATATTCTACACAATCTTCATTATTCTCAAGGGAAGGGTCCCATTGAATAGCATGAATATCATTAAATTGTGGGTGACTCCAAAAAGAATCATCCCCTACGGGATAAAAAGTAGGATAACCCTCGTGATTTAAAATAGCTACGCATCCGACTGATTTTTCACCGAAATCAACTCTCCATGAACTTGCTAAACTAGACATAATTCTTTTCTCCTTTATGTTTTAATAACATATATCATAGCCACATAAGGTTGCAATACCGAAGTGGAATCTCCTGTAAAAGTCGCACTCATATTGTGAGAGTGAGTTCCTCCGCCGCCTGCTCCAGGCATAGTTCCGCCCGATGCTCCAATTTGAACTACACCAGCTGCTTGAGTTTTTTGGTTGCTTGGAGATATACTTCCTGGGTGACTGTGGGAAGCTATTTCAGGAGTCGTTAATGTGTGAGCTGCAGTAGATCCTCCAATGTTTCCAGTAGCCTGTACTGTATTCGCCCCGCCTGAAGAAGCAAGAGCTTTAGAGTTAGATCTTCCCACCGCTAAATTATCTTTAAGGTCAGGTAAATTAAAAGTAGTGGAACCATTTCCTGATCCATACGTCGTAGATACAACAGCAAATAAAGCTGCATAAGTTGACCTTGAAACGGCTGCGCCATTACATTCTAAGAATCCTGATGGTAAAGATGTATCAGTCCAGGGAACAATTGTTCCTGTAGCCAGACCTTGAATTCCAGTTAGGTTGGCTCCATCATAATCATATTTTGTTGCTTCGTAGTTTGACATATCTTCCTTATGTTTTAATTATATACAATACTGTTAAGTAAGGTTGCAAGACAGAAGTTGAATCTCCTGTAAAAGTTGCACTCATATTGTGAGTATGAGATCCCCCACCACCAGCAGATTGAAATCCTCCAATGGTTCCTACATTCGGTCCCCCGCTTCCTCTTTCCACTTGTCCTATGTTAACGCCAGTGTGAGAGTGAGAAGGTAACTCATCAGATGTTAAAGTATGAGCAGCAGCGCTTCCTCCAACATTTCCAGTTGTTTGAACAGTATTTGCTCCACCAGTAGAAGCTAATGCGGCGCTATTAGATCTTCCCATCATAGCATTATCTTTTAAATCAGGAACATTAAAAGTTGTAGATCCATTTCCTGATCCATAAGTTGTAGACACAATTGCAAAGAGAGCTGCATAAGTTGATCTTGAAACAGCTTGACCATTACATTCTAAATAACCTGATGGCACCGATGCTTCACCCCAAGGTAAAACAGTACCTGTGGATACTAACGTAATGTCAGTTAAGTTAGATCCATCAAAATCATATTTTGTACCTGCATAATTTGACATAAATTCTCCTTAAGTTTTTATCACATACAACATTGTTAAATACGGTTGAAGTACAGATGTTGAATCTCCTGTAAAAGTTGCACTCATATTGTGAGAGTGTCCAGTACCTCCGCCTGTGCTTCCACTACCTGCAGGATTAAAACAACATGGGGGTCTTCCTCCTCCACCATATTGAGAAGCTGCTGGTGGACCTTTAACTGGTCCGTGAGTATGACTTGGAAATTCAGGTGTAGTTAATGTATGAGCCCCTGTTGATCCACCAATGTTTCCAGTGGCTTGAACTGCATTCGCCCCAGCTGTTGATGCAAGAGCTTTAGAATTAGATCTTCCTACAATATTATCATTTTTAAGATCAGGAACATTAAAAGTTGTTGATCCATTACCTGATCCATAAGTTGTAGAGATGATAGCAAATAAAGCTGAGTAGGTAGAACGTGAAACTGCTTGACCATTACATTCTAGATATCCAGTAGGAACGGATGTATCAGACCATGGAATTACTGTTCCAGTAGATACTCCAACCAGACCTGTGATATTAGCACCACTATAATCGTATCTTGTTGCCTCGTAGTTAGACATGGATTATTTCTCCTTATAAGTCCAACCTGTAGTCGCGTCTCCTGAAAAAACTAATGTAAAACCAGCCCCTTGTGTTGCAACAGTCAGATTGGATGCTGCATTAGCAATGTTAGAACTATTTCTTCCAACAATTAAATTGTTTGAATCAAAATCATACCCTTGGTCAATAAATGAAACTTCATCGCCTGTCGAAGGTGAGGCAGGTAACGTTACGGTTACTCCTCCACCACTTGTGTTAACTAAAAGTTGAGCACCAGCTTGAACTGTTTCTGCAGCAGAAACCGCTCTCCATACTTTATGCTCATTTGCTTTGTAAACATTTGTACCATCTGACCAGAGTTGGTAAGTATGACCTTCACATAAAAGAATTCCTGTTCCAGAAGTTGTTTTAAAAGTAAGAGTATATCCTGCATGATCACATGCATCTTGGACTATATAAGTTTTTTCTATGCTATCTGCAATTGTAACATTAACGTTTGCTGATAATGTTCCTGTTAATTTTATTACTTCGTTTTTTCCATTAGAAACTGCACCATTAGTAAAAGTTAATGCTCTACTTGCGTTAGTTACGTTAAACGCATCATATCCACCGATAGCTTGTTCTAAGATTAATAAGTTTGTATTAGTTATCTGACCCCATGTTCCCGAGTTTTCACCGGTTGCTTGGATGGTTAGTTTTAAACTAGCTGATGTTGAATTCGCCATTTTTTAATCCTTATACTTGTATTTTATTAAAATAAAGAGATAGTGTCAAACTATATCTAAGCAGCAACTTCCGTCCATCCTGGAGGTGTTATAGGCGCTGAACCTGTTGGAACTTCGTTCCAAATCAAAGCACTACCAGTTCCTAGAGCAGCTGTCAACCCAAAACCTGTAATATCTACATCTGCATGGATTTTAATAACAGAATCGCTGGATAATCTAACCCTTTGTTCTGTTAGTGCTGAAATAGTAGGAATACTATTAGCGTCTAAAGTAGCCGAACCTAAAGTATTTGTTAAACCAAATCCAGTTACTGTTTTACTACTTCCTTGACCTAATGTACCCAATGCACCGATCATAAAATTACCAGTAATCATTGCATCAGGGGCTACATCTACGCCTCCATTAGTAAGCTGCATTTCATTAAGAGTATTAAGTGTTAAACTTGCATCTCCATTTATTTCTTGGACAGAATTAAGTGCAGCGGTCATACCAATTCCAGAAGGAGCGGCAGTTACCCAGGTTCCTTCTACACCCCAGGCATTATCACCCCAATGTTGTCTACCCCAACCTGTTTCGTTGTAAGCAGAAACGGAACCAAGATTTGCTGTCATCTCAATTCCAGTTGCCATTGCATCAGGACCTGCATCTGCAGTTCCTAATGTATTTGTCATTACTAAATCGGTATCTGTTATATAAGCGACGGTTGTTCCTTCAATAGATCCACCACCACTAATAATATCTTGAACTACTACTCCTAATTCTTGATTATTATTTGTAGAATTTGTTGCGTTGGCATCAGCTTGAACTGTAACACTACTTAGAGCCATGGACATGGCTTGACCTGTAATTACAGCATCACCATACTCACCCCAGGCATTTTCACCCCAGGTAAGTCTTCCCCATCCTGCATTTATTTCTGCTGTAACACTTACGGACGCAAGTGTTAATGTCATCTCATCTTCAGGGACGACAGGTGTTACAATTTGACTAGGATTACCCCATGCTCGAGCACCCCATAAATCTCTTCCCCAACCTAGTTCGACAGTTGAAGTTGTAGATACTGATCCAGTTGCTCCAGTTAAGGCAAAACCGGTAAGAATGATATCGGAATTTCCACCTTCTCCCCAGTTACCTACATTCCAGGTTAAATTGCCCCAGGCTGACATAGGAGTTTACCTCCTAATTAACCAGAGATCCTTAGAATCGCTGCGGTTGATGTTGGCGCTGGAAATTGAATTGTAAACGTACCAGAAGTAGCTGTCTTGTCTCCTCCAAAATCTAAAACTGCAACAGCCGCATTAGTTACCGCTGATGATGTGTTGTAGATTAGGGCTCCTCTCGCAGTTAACGTAACTCCAGTGAACGAACGATCTGCAAAGTCTGCTCTTGCTACGCCGGCAGTTATAGATGTTCCATTGTTAGTTAGTGCTCCGCCACCAGCTGTATATTGACCACTGTTACCAACTTCGTTTGAAGCTGAATAAGCAGTAGTAGCTGAGTTTAGAGTTGCTGAAGAAGTATAAAGAGCTATTTTAAACTTATCTCCAGAAGATGAAGAAAAGTTTTGATCACCTTCTAAAAGTTGTTTTTTAAATGCGTTTGCAATTGCTTGTGTTATAGCCATTTTTTTCTCCTAACTTATTTTCCTATACGAGGAACACCACTTTGGTATTCATCTCGTCTTCGTCTTCCCATTTGTTCTATTGAGAAGCCTTCAATCGCTTGTTTATACCTTCCTTCATATAATTGCAAGAGATCATTTGGCCCCTTAAGAAAACTAAACGCTTCTACAAGGCATGCATACAAAAGTCCGTTGGGAAAGTTCAAACTTAAATATGTTGTAGTATTTGTACTAGATAAACCCGGAGGTTTCAAGATATAATTTAACTGAAGAGTATACGTGGCATCGGGAGTTGGAGCCAAAACTATGGTATTATCATCCCATAAGCTATAGTATTTAGGAACCCCTTGAACCCCTGTAGGATTAAATTCAGACATAAAACTAGTATCTCTATATTGTAAAAAATCCCTATTATCTGAAGCTCCTACACCATCAGAATCCACAACTTGTAAAGATCTTACTACTAGAGCATCTGTAGGTTCATCTATAAAACGAGTTCCAGCTACAACTTGTGCTGTTTTGTATCTACGACCACTATCTGTATCTACATCTCTAAACACTCTAAATTCTGCATTTTCAATAAAGCCATCAACAATGGTATCAGTTAAAACTGTGCTGGTTACTTCTGTGTATTCTCTTATTTTGGTTACTAATTCTGCGTATGTCATATTATCCTTGTTGGTAATCCAATGGTCCTGCTAAGACTTGGAATCCTCCTCCTGTTGCACTTGCTGCAGCATTCGATGCTAAATCAAAAGTGTAACTATTTTCTTGAGTTACCGTTGCTGGCATTCCT